CTCGCCGACGGGCGCAAGACTGCCGTCGACGAATTTTCCGGTCGCAGTCGTGTCTTCGAGGTCAAGATTGGCCGTCAGCACAAAGCGACGCAGGGTCGGCGCCTTGTACTCATAGACTCGGTACGTCGGCGGGCTGGTGTCGGGAAAAACGAGTTGCATCAACACGGGATACGGATCGCTCTCCGCTTCCGATGAAAAGTCTGGCTCCGCGATGACGCTTGGATCGAAGATTTCCACGTCGCTGTGGTAACCAATGGGACCATTCACGGCTGCGGGCGGGATAACATCCCACTGTGTGTTATTGAGCGTATACTTGAAGCGTGCTTTGACAGTTGAGCCAGGTTCCGGGTAATTCGATAGTTTGTAGACTTCGGCTTTGACGAACTCCGCAATGCCCTCCATGTTGATGATTTCCCAGCGGTCCGGGTCTTCGGCCGCGAGGTCGGTGCGCAGGAGGGCTTGACCGTAGGACGCTGGCGAATCGGTATACAAGTCCTCGAAGATGCGGCCAGAAAAATGGTAGCTAGGCGTGACCAGCGGATTGCCGACTGGGTCGTAGATTGTCACGTCGCCGGCAACCTGGACGCCGCCCATCGTCAGCCAGTTCACCGTGGCCGTCGCGCTGGCAAGCGTCTTGTTGGCCGTCAGCACAAAGTCGCGCAACTGCGGCGGCGCGACTTCTCCCGGCTCCAACATTCTCCAGTCGACCTGAACGTCGCCGCTGCCTGGGTCGAACGTCAAAACATTCTCACGGTAGATCGCCCAAATAGCAGTCCCCACCGTGAGCGTCACGCCGCCGGAAGGTGCCTTGACCCAGAGCGGAGAGCCCGGATTTGCCGAGTGCTGTTCGTGGGGATCGACCGCCTCAATTTGAAACGCTACGTCGGAGGGCCCGACCGCTCCGGTGGTTTCACCGCGGACAATCTGGAAGTGGTCGCCGATGCCGCCGCCGCGCCGCATCGGTTGGTAGCGCGGGGCTCGCGGCCGCGGCTGCATCGAGGAGAGCACCTGGCCGACGGTGCGTTTGATCTTCTCGACCGCGTCGTCATCGAAGGAATTGACCCACGGGCTGAGCGGTTTCGGCAGTGGGTCGGCCATGACGCGCTCCTAGCTAAACACCAGCGGCATGAACGGCATGGCGTTGAAATCGGACTCGCGCTTCACGCGCCAGTCGGTGTAGAGCGCGGTTTCACCGTCCGCGAGCCGCAAGCCGTCTGCCGCCAAGAGGACCGGCTCCGCATACGGCTCGTTGGGCTTGAACGTGCCGGCGTTGTCGATCGAGCCGCGAATCTTTGCGCCAACCGTGCCGTCGAGTACGAAATCGTCGCCGTCGTGATAGGTGGCGGTGGCGTCTTTGAAATAGTGCGAAAAGCCATGCTCCTTGAACCGGCGGTCCCACTTCTGGCCGCTGTTTTTGAGCGCGATGTGATAGGTCTCGGTGAAATAGGTCGAGCCCCCCTCGGTGACCTGCCGCTGCGAACCGACGCGGCGACAAAACGCCTCACGCGCCGCGACGACGAGCGAGGCGTCTCCCTTGACGTCCCAACTGCTAGCGTTGGTCGTGAGCTCGTACGTTCGATTGTGGGTCACCACGCTCGACAAATTGGCGACGTTGATCTCGACGACCAACACGCCGCGCGACTCTTCCTCCTCGACGGGATCTTCGTAGCGGGTGCCCGCGTGATTGACGATCGGGGCGCCCGCCTGGTCGAAGTCGGTCTTGTAGGTGTAGACCTCGCTGTCCCAGCGGACGATCGGCGGCCGCAAGAGCGGGTCCACGTCGGCGTAGCCGGGGTTGAGGCCCGGCTCGAGCGGCCCGTAGCTGACCGTCGCCTCGTAGCGGTCGAGCCGCCGCGGGTCGCGGTCGCAGGTGTAGCTGCGGGCGTAGATTGTTGAGATCGAGTGGCCGAGGTAGGAAAAGCTGCTCCACAGCGACGGAAGCGCGTTGGGGCCGACGGAGAGCGCGGCGTTGAGCACCGCGTTGGAGGCCATCGCTCCGTCCGTTTGGATCAGGTACCTGAGCGTCGAGGCGCCCCGGTTCCGCTCGTCGACCGAGTGGGGATTGGTCGAGCGATCCAAGACACAACTCGTGACAGTCGGCATGGCGGCGGCCCCTTAGATCGAGTGCTGTTTGACGAGCGGCTGAGCCGCGGCCAGCACCTGTCCACCCTTGGCCACGATTGCGTCTTTGATCTGTGTCAGCAGAGTGACCTGCTTTTCCGAAGACTTGGCGACCTGTTTCAGCGGCTCGTTCGCGTTGTCCTGGCGGCCGGCCAGGCGATCTTCCGACTGTACTTCGCCGAGCGAGGCAAACCGCGCGGCCGCTTGCGGCGCGGTCCGCAGGTTCTTGGCCACGCTCGCGCCCGCCTGGATGGCCGCCGCCGCCGCCGCGCCGGGCGCGCTCGAGAGCGACGCCAGCCCGCCGCCGATCTTTTTGAAAAACGATTCGACGCCCGGCGGCAGGACCGCTTTGGGAACCTCCGCCACCTTGGCGGCGGTTTTTTCGGCGTCGGCGCGGATCTTCTCGAACATCGTCGCCACCCGCTCGGAGGGTGTCTTCGAAATGAACAGTTTATCGAACTTGGCATTCAACTCGTCCGTCGAGCGCTCGAGCTCTTCGGCCAGCGTCTGGAGCAGCTGTGGCTGGTCGATCTCGATGCCGGGGATTTTGTTGATCGAGCGGATCGCAAACGACACCAGGTCGCCGATCTTGCGAACGACCCAGGCAAAGACGCCGGTGACGATTGCCTGCAACTTGATGAATCCGATCCGGATCGTATGCACGACGTCGCCGACGACGCCGAGTGCGTCGGCGAAGCCACGCATGGCGCCGCCAAATGCACCGGCGGCGCCGGCGCCGGAATTCATGGATGCGACCCAGTCGGCGAACGTGTTGGCCACGATGGCGATCGCCGGCGCGAGCGCGACCGTGAGCTGCGTCTTGAGGCCGTCGACGGCGGCGCCGGCGCGGGTCATGGCGTCATTCGCCTGCTCGACGAGGTTGGCCTGTTCGCGCGAGAACGTCTTGCCGAGCGCCTCGGCGTCGGCCATCGCCAACCGGATTCCCTCCGAACCCGTCGCAAACAAGGGCAGCAAGTCGGCGCCACTCTTGCCGAAGATGGCCATCGCGGCGGCCGTTTTCTCGGCGGCGGTGGGCAGTTTGTTGATCGCGTCGCCGATTTCGAGAAACGTCTGCTCGGTCCCCTGGTTCTTGAGCTGGTCGGCGTTGAGGCCGAGATTGGCGATCGCGTCGGCGGCCGCCCCCGTGCCCAATGTCGCCGCGTCGCCCACGTTGCGGAGCATTTTCGTGAGCGATTTTTCCAACGCCTGTGGGCCGGTACCTGCCAGGCTGGCCGCATGCCCCAAGGCGGTCAGTTTTTCGGTCGGAATGTCGAGCCGATCCGAGGCCTTGGCCACCCGGTCGATCGCCGGGGCCATGTCGTTGAAGACCCGCAGACTGCCGGCCACGGCGGCCGTTGCCACGCCCATCGCCACCGTGGCGCCAATCGCGAACGTCTTGACCACACCGCGGGCCTTGGTCATTCCGCGCACGAGGCTGCCCGTGCGGGCGACGACGTTCACGGCGAGCGATCCGATGGTCATGGCGGGTCAGGGGACAGGGGACGGGGGTCGGGGGTCAGGTGTCAGCGCGAGCAGACTTCGCCGCGCTCGCTTGCGACGCGCTCTTTTGTCTCGGGCCCGATCGCTCGGGCCACGGGTAATATCATCCCTGCCAAAGCAGCCGGTCGCGGGCGAGCGACTCTTCGGCCGTCAGGTAGCGTTGGATCGGTGCGTGGTGGCGGTGCTTGGTTTTTCGATAGTAGTCGCGCGGCTGGCGGGGCTCGGGCGGCTCGCCGCCGAACGCGGCGGCCACCGCCGCGAAGCCGTTGTCGATCGCCGCGGCGATCGTGCCGGTCTGCCGCCAGTCGTCGCCCCACGGCTCGAGGTTGTGCTCCGCCTGCCACTGGTCGAACTGGCGCGGCTCCATGCCGGCGAGCATGCCGTCGACGTCGACCGTGTGGGCCACCGTGCGGGCCAGCTTCAGGGCGAATCGCCGTCGCTGGTCCGCCCGGAGTTTTTTTCCATGTCCTCCAGGTCGTCGTCTTTGATCCCGACGTGCCGTTTGATGGCTTCCATCAGGGCGTCGACGTCCTGCGAATCCTGGCCGGCGATCGTCGGCACGTCGCGCTCGGAATAGAACAGGTTGCCGTCGCCGTCGACGGCCGTGGCCTGGATCCAGCGGGCCTTGATTTGCAGCAGGCGGTCACCGCGGATGCGGCCTTTGTTGTTCAGGATCGAGTTCTCGACCCGCGACCGCTCCAGCTCGTTGAGGTTCTGCAGGCGGAATCGCTTGCCCATCACCGGCGCGACCGCGAAATCATACCGCCGCCGGAAGCGGCCCAGCAGATCGTCGCGGGTCGCCAACGGCAGCTCGGGAGTCGAGCTCGTCGTCAAGCTCGTCGGGTTGGCTTCACTCGCCGAAATCAAGCTCGTCGTCTGCGTCTGATCCGTCGGATTCGTCAATGAGTCCATCGTCATCCTCGTTGGTTTCGTCGGGGTCGTCGCCGCGGGCGGCCGCCCGCTGGCGGCGGACGACGCTGTCGATCACCTCGGGCGTTGCGCCGGCCGGGTAAGCGACCTGTCGGCCGGTCGGGCCCACAAGGCCCTCGGCGGCGCGGATCGCGTCGATCGCGCGGGTTGCGTCGGCCTGCTCGTCGAACGTGAGCCGGACGATCGGCGTGAATGGCGCACTCGTGTGGCGGGCCACGTAGCCGATCCGCTGGCCATTTCGCAGAACCTCATCCTGGCCGGTTTTGCGGGGCCGCTTCTCGTGCGTCTTGGGGTCGCGCGTGTAGCCGATCATCTGACGCAGTTCAAAGTCGCCAGCGACGCGACGCGCCGGTTCGGTGGAAGTCGTTTGCTTGGCCATTGGATTAGGGTTCAGGGTTCAGGGTTCAGGGTTCAGGTGTCAGCGCGAGCAGACTTCGCCGCGCTCGCTTGCGACGCGCTCTTCTGTCTCGGGGAATTATGCCGAGTCGGTCCAGGTCGGATCGCCCGACCACTTGATCGTACAGTTGCACATCATCAATTCGTTGGTGACGCTCTGGGGCTCCTCCCAGCTCTTGATGTAGCCGCTCTGCTGCTTGGTGGCGCCGCTCACGTCCCCCGGCGGAATCGGAAACGTCCGCGTGATCACTTCGAGGGGACCCTGGATCGGCGGCTGCTCGTTTGGATTGTAAAAAAACGTGAACGAGCTCTCCCCGCCCTCGACCAAATCACCCGGGAGGTACTCCTCATAGTTCGTCGTCGCGAGGTCCGAGGTCTTGAGGTCCTCGCGGGCGTGGGTCGCGCCGCCGATCTCGGTGATCGCGGCCGTGAAGCCGCTGGTGGCGAAGGTGA